GTCGCTGCATTGCCTCCTGCTTCACTTCGCCTGCCGAATGCGCGTTGGACCCCGCTCCTGTCTGCACTGGCCCGCCGCATCACTGGGCCCCACCAGGTGTGGATGCGCATCCCGGTTGGTGCCACTGTGCGACTGGGTGGCATGGATGGTGGGGCAGATCTGGTACGTTGTACAGTTGCGGAGATGGGCCACAGGCACGAGCCTCCCAGGTGACAGTTCTAGTGGTGGCAGCTGAACCGAGAGGAGGTGAGCGCATCGTGGCCTTTCTGAAGCTTGACATCAAGGGCAGGAAGAAGAGCAAAGGCAAACCGAAGAAGCCGGTGCCGCAGAAGTAGGATGGCAGTGGCGGCAGCGAGGCTGGAGCGTATTGCGCATGGGCAGTACGCTCTGGCCACATCAAAGGAACACGACAATGGCAGCAGCAAGTCGGTACGCACTCAACTGGGACGGCATTGCGCTGATGGCGGGATGCGTGGGCTCTGCGGCGGTGTCGCTCTGGATCCTCTCGCACCTGATCCGATGGGTTGCGCAGACCGCAATCCCCTGGGTGCTGGCAACGAGTAAGTAGGAGCGGTGGCGTCATGCGCGGATTTGTTCCCGAAGGGTGGGTGCCTCCGAAGAATCCTGAGACGATGACCGCCAAGCGGATGGCAAAGACGGTGCTCATGCGCTACAAGAAGCGCATCGCGGCGGCTGAGCTAAAGGCCAAAGAAGTGACACGCGAGTACAAGGCCAAGCGTGAGCAAGAGAACCGCGATGCGCGAGCGGCCCACCGAATGGCCACCGCAGGCGAAGCGTTTGTGAAACGAGCGAATGCCAAGGCCAAGAAGCGTGCCACGATGGACCCTGCCTTGGATGCGGCACTGGCAGCGTTTGAAGAGCCGACGGAACCGACAGGGCAAGAGCGGACCCAGTTCAAGCCAGGCGCACCTTCTGCCAATCCCAATGGTCGGCCACGCAATGGCAGCAGCAAGCGGAATGCCAAGCAGATCTTCAGTCGGCTGGATGACGACACCTTTGCGGCGCTGAAAGAGATCATCAATGATGACGTCCTGCGGCTGACGCACCCCAGAGAAGTGATTGCGGCGTGCGCGTTGCAGTTGTCCTACTCTCACGGCAAGCCGCCCCTGCTCCTGGGGATGCCAGGCAGCGGGCCCAATGGCGAGGATCCAGCTACTGGACAACCGGTCAGTTTGCTGTCCATCCTGACGATGGCACACGAGTTGCGGGGCAAGAATGGTCACGGCAAGCAAGAGCACGCAGCTGCGCAAGCCGCTGCCGGCTCCAGCAAGTAAGCGGATAAGCAACACGGCTCGCCCTGCGCTGCCTCCAGTGGGGCGCAGCCGTGGGCAGGTGCGTGCCGCCGCACCTGCTGGGAGTGGCAGGAGTGCAGGTATTCATCAAGCGCAACGGGTACCGGTGCCTGGCTTGGTGACGGCCCTGCCTCCTGCCATGACCCAGACTGGTCCGCTGCCCAAGCTGAGCCCTGCCAATCAGGCGATGGTGGAAGCGGCCAAGCGGATGGTCACCTATATTGACCACCCTGTCAAGTATGTCGAAGAGATCATCTTGGCCAGGCACCCTGGCATCACAGTGCTCCCCTATCAAGCCGAGACTTTGGACGCCTGCGCCCAGTGGGACCGGGTGGCAATGAAGGCTGCCAACGGGATGGGGAAGGACACCGTGTGCGCCTGGCTGACGGAATGGTTCCTGATGACGCGGCCGCATGCCAAGGTCCCATCCACCAGTGGCGTGTTTCGCCAAGTCCGGTCGGCACTCTGGGCAGAGATCAATCGCTGGTCCACGTTGAGCCTCTCCAGTCCACTGCTGGACATCCTGAATACTCGGATGAGCGTCAAGGGGTTTGAGGCCGCGTGGTTCGCAGAAGGCTTCACAGCGGACAGCGAGCAGAAGGCAGAAGGCTACCACGCACCCCACCTCTTGTACATCGTCACCGAAGCCAAGTCTGTCGCGGAAGGGATTTGGAATGCCATCTTCAAGGCCTGTACAGGCGAAGGCAACAAGGTGGTGGCGCAATCTGTCCCAGGCGGTGAGACAGGGGAATTCTTTCATATCTGTGCGGGCAATCGTCGGGATTGGCATACTTTCAGCTACCCAGCCGCCGTCGAGAACCCAGACTGGACGGAGCAGAGCCCACGCAGCACCCCCAAGTACCTGACGGTATCGCCACTGGTGAGCCAGACCAGCATCAACGAGAAGCTGGAGAAGGGTGAGGATGGGCCGCTGTTCCGTGCGGGGGTGCGCGCAGAATTCCTGCCGCAGTCGAATGAGGCATTGATCAATCTGCGAACGGTGGAAGCGGCCATGAACTTGGAGCGGCGGGCAGTCTTGTTGTCATTGCTCCAAGCCTGGCCAGAATCAGAGCGCAGCAAGGTCAGCCGTGAGATTGGCGTGGATGTCGCTCGCTTTGGCGATGATGACAGCGTGATTGCCTTGCGCGAGAATGGGTATGTCCATCCGCTGATCGTGCGCCACGGCCAGGATACGATGCAGCTGGCAGGCTTGGTGGTGTCTGAGATCCGGCGCTTCAAGCCCCATGCGGTGAAGGTGGATGAGATTGGCATTGGCTCTGGAGTGGTGGATGCGTTGAATGAGAAAGCACGAGAGGCGCGAGAGAAGGCCCACGCTGCGCGCATTGAGCGCACCACCAAGCCCAGCCCCACCGATGACGAGAAGGCCGAGTGGGCTGCCATCGAGTCGGACCCACTGGCCCTGGTCAAGATTGTTGGCGTCAACGTGGGGCGTGCGCCCAAGGACAAAGAAGGTTTCCTGACGCTGCGGGATGAACTCTGGGACATGTTGGGGCAGCGGACAGCCGATGAGACCACCAGTCTGCCAGATGACCCAGACCTGAAGGCAGAGCTGACCACGCCCCGCTATACCTTCGACAGCCACGGGCACAAGCGGATTGAGTCCAAGGACAGCATCAAGGAGCGAGGCTTTGGCAGCCCAGACCGCGCAGAAGCAGTGATGCTGGCCTTTACGCCGTGGAAATCTGGGCTGAACATCTTTGTGTAGGAGCACTCATGTTGGAGCAATTGCCTCAAATCGCTGTGCTGGCCCTTGGAGTGTCGGTGGGGGTGGGGCTGTCGCGTCTGTGGTGTTGGCTCGTGCGACGGCACTTCCCTGAAGAGTGGCAGTGGTAGGAGCCGCGATGCCTGAGCTGGTCTGTACCCTGATCGCAATTGCCCCGGTGGTGACCGCGTCTGCGGCGCTGGCGGGGCAACAACCAGTGCCGTTGTACGTGGATGCCAAGACGCTGCGGCCGCCCCAAGCAGGTTCCATCTTTGCAATGCCAGACTACTTGAACGAGCCGTGGAAGGAATGGCTGAGTGACCAGTATTGGAAGCGGCATTCTGGGCATCGAGCGCCAATTGTGGTGGTGCTTCCCACGGCAGGGTGGCATTGCGTGGACTGGATGCAGGTGTGCGACCGGAGAATGTATGGCGGCTGGGACGTGGCAGGCGACCTGCCGTTGATCAGCGTCACCCCGTCTATCAATATTGATGGCCAGTGGCACGGGTGGCTGGCCAACGGAGTGCTTCGATGGTAGACCAGCGGCTGCGTCCCTGGCGGAGGTGGCATTGGCCCTGGGCAACTGATCCGGTCGTCACGCGGAAGCTAGACTGGATCACGGAGATACTTGAACACGCAATCACGAAAGGAGAGCATCACATGAGCCGGATCAGCGAACTGATTGCCGAGTGTAAGGTGGAGTTGGCAGGTGTCCAGGCGCGCATCATAGAGGATGTCGCCAACTATGAGGCGCGCATCGCGCAGCTCCAGCAGCAGGTGGATGCCGGTCTGGCCACGCCGCAGGATCTGGCGGACCTGGCCGAGCTGAAGGCCACCTTGGCAGGGTTGGATCCGACCAACCCCAACGTGCTGCCCACCGTGCCGCCTGAGCCGGTGGTACCCTGATGCCTGGGGTGTTGGTTCTCTATTTGCTGGCGCTGGCCGTGTTGCAGTCGATGACCGGCTGCGCAACGTTCTGGTGGCGCTGAGGTGCGCTGCTCTGCGAAAGCTGCAAGCCGGATGCTGTTGGGGGCGGCGCTTGCCTCAGTGGTGGTGGGCGCTGCCCTCATCCTGCTCACCGGCTGTGTGACCATCGATGTCACGTGGCCGCCCCGATAGAGCTGAAGGAGGATGGTGTGGGGAGTATGAATCATGCGGATAGAGAATCCCGACTGGCGCAACCCGCTGGGTCCGCCAGTGCGGACGATCATCGAGTACACCAACACCAAGCCGCCAGCAAGCGAGTATCCCAGGCGCATTGTGTCGCCATCGCAATCAAGTCTCTGTTGTACCGATCACAGCACGTTGGTGGGGGAGCCAGAGACCAACTGCCGCTTTCGGTATCAATATCAGCGATGTGTCGTGTGTGGGTTCGCGGTGCGACGGATTCTTCACGAGCTGCCTCCCACGGCGCTCATTCGGCGCTTGCAAAAGTCTTTGCGCGTCTCATTCAGTCGGAAGTGGCAAGACCCAGCGGACGCTCACGCTGTGATCGGTGCCCTCCCGATGCGCTCGTGATGCTGTGTCCCTGTAACGTCTTTCTCTGGGAAGCGGTCTGGTGGATGGGTACTGGCGCCGTGGCGATTGTTGCCCTCGCAGTGCTGATGGTTCACAAGTAGGAGGCACGGTCATGAATGAGGTTCCCCTTGCGGCCGCTTCGACAGCTCTGCTGCCCACCACAGGCGAGGCGCATGGCAAGATCCGCAAGACGGTAGAGCTGTTCATCTGTCGGCTCTGTGGGCAGGCCCATGGGACGATGCAGCGAGCCTATCCCGCCACAGGCTATGTGAACCCCCAATGCGTGGCGCGCAAGGGCGGGTGGGCGCAAGCGATTCTGAGTGTGTTGGTGGCAGACGGCCATCAGATTGACATGGCCAAACAGATGATCGCAGACGCAGTAGAGAAGTCCCAGGACACGCGTGGACGGGTGCGGATGCACAGGACCAAACGCGGCAACTAGAGTTGAGCCCCACGAGGATAGCGCGATGGCAGGCTTGATTGAGAAAGTGACGTCCACCGTCCTGACCCACTATGGCCTAGTGCGTCAGTCCACGCTGACCGTTCCGCGTGGCGACACCCCAGCTCCAGATGCCCCTGGCCCTCCAGCCGCATCCGGTGTCACCCAGAAGCTTGGGCTGTATCAGCCGTGGGCGATGGGGACCAACACCACTGGGTTATCCCCGACCAAGAACCCAAACGAAATGCTGAACTCCTATCGGTCATGGGCGTACAGCTGCGTGCGGGTGATCGGGCAACGGCTGGCCGCACTGCCACTCCAACTGGTCTTGAACACTCGTATGGCAGACGCGACTGACGTTGAGCGGGTAGAAGTCCTGGACCACGCATTCTTAGATATGATGTGGTCGCCCAATCCCTGGGATACTCGCGCTGAACTCTGGATCACCACTGTTAACCACTTGGAGCTATGCGGCAACGCCTACTGGTTGCTGCTCAACGACAAGCTGGGTATCCCGCGTGAGATCTGGCCGTTGTACCCGCAGTACATGCGGGTGGTACCGGACAAGGTCAACTTCATTGGCGGGTACGTGTACACGGTGACCCAGCCTGCCATCAGGTTCGACATCGACAATCGCGAGTACAAGATTGTCCACTTCAAATACCCCAACCCCAAGAATCCCTACTATGGCGTGGGGGCACTGGAAGCCCAAGCGATGGCGTATGACCTGGACATGTACATGCAGGTGTACCAGCGCTCATTCTTCCAAGAAGGGGCACGACCAGATTTTGTGTTCGAGACGGATCAAGAGATCACGAAGGAAACAGCACAGCTGACCTGGGAGCTGTGGGATGAGCGGCACAAGGGCGTGACCAAGGCCTGGCGTCCTGGCATCCTTGGGAGCGGGATGAAGGCCAAGCCGTTGAACGTGTCCAACCGTGACCTGACGTTTGCGGCGCTGGCTGACTACACGCGGGACTTGTTCCTGGGGGCCTTCGGAGTGCCAGCCGCCAAGCTGGGGCTGGTGGTGGATGCCAACCGCGCCAACGCGGATGCGGCGGATTATACCTTCAACAAGGAAACCATCTATCCCAAGTGCCTTATTATTGAAGAGCGCATCGAGAAGTCTGTCCTGCCGTTTTATCCAGGGCAAGGGCCTGGGCTGTGGTTCGAGACGGACTTTGAGAACCCAGTACCGGAGGATGAAGAACTGAAGATGAAGAAGCGGGCCACCAACCTGGAGCACGGGGTCACCGTCATCAATGAAGAGCGAGCGGATGATGGCAAGGAGCCGGTGCCGTGGGGCGATAAGCCGTGGTTGCCCAGTACCTTGACGCAGCTGGGGGAGCTGCCAGAGACGCCCACAGAGCCGCCTGACCCATCCGTGCCTCCAGAGGAGCCAGCCACGCCGGATGACGATCCAGTGGACGTGCCGGGTGATGAGGAGCCGGCAACGGATACCTTGGTGACCAGCGAGGATACGGAAGCCTTCCGCACTCGGATCTGGACAGCGCATATCATGCGCGTGGCGCCATTGGAGACACGGTTTGAAGGGATTGTCCAGCAGCTCTTCACGACGCAAGAAGGGCTGGTGCTAGATGCATTGGCGGCCAACTTCAAGGCATTGGATGCGTACTTCACTGGGTGGAGCGCCAAGAAGATTGCGGCGCACTTGAAGGACAATGACATTGCGTCGCTGCACAGTATTACGATGACCATTGCTAATGACAGCAAGCAGTGGATCAGTCCGGTGACGGGACAGATCCGCAGCGCGGTGTCGCAAGCCGGAGCCCACGCAGTGGCCTCGGTGGGGATTGGGACCTGGACGCTGGATGATCCGGTGATCATCGAATGGATTCAGCAGCAAGGGGCCAAGGCAGTCGCCCACACCACTGAGACGACGCAACAGGCGATTCGTTCCCAACTGATTGAGGGCATCACCGCAGGCGAAGGGATTGGGCCCTTGGCGAGCCGTGTCCGGGATGTCTATGCCGAGGCTACCAGCACGCGGTCCAAGACCATTGCCCGTACAGAGACGCATACGGCCACCAACTATGGCACGGACCAAGGGTATCGCAAGAGTGGCATCGTCACTGAAAAGGAATGGTTGACCGCTCGGGATGAGCGGGTGCGGACGTCCCACGCTGCGCTGGATGGCACCAGCATCCCGATGAATGGCCACTTCCATGCGGGCAAGGGCGAAGGTCCGGCCCCAGGACAGATGAACCGCGCAGAAGAGGATATCAACTGTCGGTGTACATTGTTGGCGCATACCGGCAGCGGACCAGTGATCAAGCCGTCGGTCGCCAAGCAGCCGACTGTCACGCCCATCACGACCATTGAGGGCATGCGGATGTTCTTGGACAAGCGAGTGGCAGAGCTGATCCCCATCATGGGCGATCCGTCTGCGAGCATTGGCAAGCCGTGGTGGGATCAAGAAGTCTCCAAGCGAGCCAGCACGCTGCTCCAGACGATGGGCGGGGTGGATCGGGCAGCCTTGGGCAAGAAGATGCCCTTGGCGCAAATTGGCATCTTCCCGGAGGATCTGCCCAGGGCCAAGGAGCAGCATGCACGATTATTGGACATCGTGGGTGGGGCGATGAACGACAAGGCGTTGGCCAAGATCCCACGGGTGGCCGAGCTGGGGATGTCCTTGGAGGAGCGGGGCGGATACTATACCGCAGAGAACATCGGGGTGCCTGGCCACAATCGTGGCTATATGAAGTCGGTGTATCGTGCCAAGAATACCACCGCTGGTTTTCAAGACCTGACGCTGATCCACGAGTGGCTTCATCACGTGGAGTATGAAACCCCTGGGGTGCGAGATGCAGCGCAACTCTTCTATCAGTCTCGGACCGCAGGGGAGCCTGCGGTGCTCCTCTCGCAGCTGGTGCCTGGGAGCGGGTACAAGGACACCGAATATGGCCGCAAAGATAAGTGGTACCACATGTACCAAGGCAAGGTGCCCTATCCTGATGGGTGTACGGAGATGCTGACGATGTCAGGGCAAGAATTCCGGTCACCATCCCGGATGGCGGAGCTGTGGCAGACTGACCCGCACTCCTTTGCGTTTGCGCATACGGTTCTGACGGGCGGCACCTTTACTGAGGAGGCGTGACCATGGAGCTGGAATTGCACATTGCCCTGCCCAGCGGGGCACGGGCCACGCTGACGGGTACTGGCACCAATGCACGGCGCATGACCTTCAATGCGCGTGGTGACCGAGCCGCCACCGATTGGCTGAAGGAGCAGTTCACTATCGCGCAGCAAGGGTACACAGGTTATGAAGGGGCCTGGGCAGGTCGCATCGGCGGCAAGTTGTTCCGTCTGATGGATGTGCTGATGACGGCCCAGCATCATGGGCACGTCACCGTGGCGATCATTCGGATGCCGTCCAAAGCCGAGCTGCCGCCACTGCCACGGGATGAGATGGAGGTGCCCCCGGAGTTGCGGGCAGCAATTGCGGCGCGGCGCAAGGCGATGACGGCAGCGGCGTGGCCTGCCTCGGAGTCGCCCATGGCCGTGGCGGAGCGGTTGGTCACCACTGCGCTGAACGCCGTGGCACGGATCCAACCGCTGCCCCAACCCGCGCCGGTGATCCACGTGGCAGCGCCCACGGTCACGGTCCCAGTGGACATCACCGTGGAAGCAGCTAAGGCCACCCGAAAGAAAGTGACCTATGACGAGCACGGACGGGTCAGCAGCGTGACCCCAGAAGAGGAGCCGCCCCAATGACCACCACCTTGGTCGTTGTTCCGTATGTGGGCGCAGCCGAGATGCTGTCCCGCATCCTGAATCAAGAGGTGAGCTTGCACCTCTTTCGGAATGCGTACCTGCCTGGCAAGATGACGACATTAGCCCAGCTGACGGAAGTCAGCGGCCATGGCTATGCGCCCAAGACGCTGACGCTGTTAGACTGGTCCATCACCTTGGGAGAGGATGTTACGCCTACCACGGCAGTGGCGCCGGTGCAACGGTGGATCTTTGACCAGCCTGGCGCTCCGGCACGTGCCTATGGCTACTATATGCAGAGCGACAACGGCAACTTGCTCTGGGTGGAGCGATTCTACCCGCCATCGCAAGAGCCGGATTATTTCCCCATCGTCAACCCTGGGGACTTGTTGGAGTTTGTCCCGGTGTTTGTCCACGGCACCTTGGCGCTGACAGAGCAATAGGCGAAACTGCGATGCCATTCATTCGGGACTTTGCAACCGCATACGAGGCTGTAACAAGTGACGCAGGAATCACTGTCCCCATCTGCGATGTTGTGCAGAATGACTTGTTGCTGGCGTTCGGGATGGCAGACACGTTTGTAGGCGGCTCGTGGTCGTGTTCCGGTTTCTCGCAACTCTTCGCGCGAATTGCGACAGTGGGCATCTGCTGCTTTTGGAAGATTGCTGGTGCCTCTGAAGCAGATGTGGCGATTGTTGGGACTGTCACGGAAACCTACAACGGTATCATTGTCGCAATAGGTGATGTGGACACCGCCTATCCATTCGGCAATCCGGCGCAGTATGTCGAGACCACCGGATCAGGCACTCGTGTTGCCATGCCACAGGTCACCGCTCAGCGAGCGAATAGCCTTGTCATCTTCCACGCTGCCTCAGCAGGCAACAATGCGGGTATTCATTTCGTGGAAGGGTTGCTCCACGCGTTGGCCATCTCAGACGGAGCTGCAGAGGGCATGGGCCTTGGGTGGATGCTCCAGAAAACGGCCGCCCAGTGCCCGGTTGTCTATGCGACATCGCCTGTCAGCACAGTGACCAAAGCTGCCATCTTGATCAATCCGCCATCTGGCGGTGCACTGGTGGTGCCAGCGTACTGCGTCAATGATGGATCGGTGTTGCTTGACCACAATGCCTCTGCCACCGCATTCGATAGCAACACGGCAATGGCCGCTACCGCAGACACCAACTTTGGAACGTCCATCGCGGGAAAGACTGGCAATGACGCGACGGTTGCGATTGCGGCGGATATTGGCATCAACTCGTTCCACGGGATGCAGGGACTCACGAACGCAGTGACAGCAGGTCAGATGTCAGGGGCCAATATCGTGTTGGCAGCATCTCGCTACAACATCGGCGCTAGAAACGTCTTGGCCCACTTCCGGCATCCGACGCCAGCTAACAACCAACGGTTGTCTACTACCAAGTCAGGCCGTGGCCTGTGGATGGGCTTGCGGTCTGGGACGACAGCTGGACAGAATTGGAAAGTGTGGCAGGTTCATGGCGCGGATGTCCCCATCATTGCGGGCAACGTTCAGCCACTGGTTGTGAATTGCGGCAATGCGGACCAGATTGCAGTCAATGGGACACTGGTTGACAGCGATGTGCGGTATGTTGGCTTCTGGGCAGGCGGCCAGGGAATACTCCAACAGCAAGCGTGCATTGGTCCAATGTGGGCGATGGACACATTGGTGATGGCAGGAGGACAAGTTGATCTGCCTATTGGCATCCCTGAGATCGTGGCCATTGCTGCGATGGCCAAGGAGCGGTTGTCATCGGTGCTTCAAGGGGCCAAGCAGATGCTGTGCTTGCAAACGATCCAGTTTGGTGACGGAGGAACCAATCCTGTCTACCTCAATCTGGATGCCACTGCCATTGAATTCCCGACGCGCAGAAGTTTGGCGGATAAGATCGTCAACTACAACGGCATTGATGACTCTGTTGGACTGATCTATTATCCCGGAGCGGGCGAGACCATCATCCATAAGAATTCCGTGATCTCGGCTGCGAACAAATTCAGGTGGGGTTTGCATGCGTCTGCCTCACTCTCTGCTATCTATGACTTTTCAGGAACCGCAGTGATTGGGGCAGGCACCATCGCTTTGGCCAGAGCGATCGCCATCACTGGGCTGACCATTAACGGATATGCTACGCTGGACATGACTGGTCTGACGTTCGTGAGCGGAGCAATCAAGAGCGTGCCAGCTGGCAATGACTTGGCCACGCTGGCCAACGCAGCGCTGACCACCTGCGCCATCGATGTGCGCGGGGTCACAGCCGGCAACCGATGGTGCTCAGTGGCTAGTCCTGCAATCTTTACCGGGTGCACCTTCACTGGTTCTGGATCTACTGGACATGCCATCCGCATCACCTCGCCTGGCACCTATGCGATGGTGGGGAACATCTTCACAGGCTTTGGGGCAGACGGTTCTAACTTTGCGGCAATCTTCAATGATTCTGGCGGGTTGGTGACGCTGAACATCTCAGGAGGCGGTGGCACTCCTACCATCCGCAATGGTAGCGGAGCGAGCACGGTGGTGAACAACTCCAAGACGTTGACCATCACCGGACTGATCAACGGATCGGAGGTGAGAATCTATACGCACGGAACCACCACGGAACTGTCCGGCGTGGAATCAAGCGGTACCAGTCACGCGTATGCCTATAACTATGCGGCCGGAGCCTATGTGGATATTGTCGTGCTTGCGTTGGGGTACTTGTACCTGCGCATCGACAACTACCTGTTGACTAATGGGGATGCTTCGCTGCCTGTTCAACAACAGAAGGACAGACAATACTCCAACCCATAAAGGAGGATGGCGGGATGGCCAAGGTAACTGATCCTGATACCATTGTCAGAAACACGGATGTCTCGTTTGACACCGGCACCAAGAAGATCACCGTGGCATCAGGGACCAATATTGATGCCAAGGATGGAGTGACGCTGAAGTGCCTGTACTCTTTCTGCAAAGAGGAGTGGAAGAGTGATGCGGCGCTCATCCCCCATCCCTTCCCGTGGGTGCCCATCACCGATGAGCAGTTTGAGCTCGTCAACGGGTGGGACTTCGTTGCAGACGCCAGCAGGTACCTGATCCGCGATGGCGGATGGGCAGTGGTGGATCTGATCACCGGCAATCCGAGCCAGATGTGGGCCGGCATCATTTCCCTGGGAAGCCTGGAGTCGAATGACCAGCCGTACTTTGAGGCAGTCAGCGGCACCCCGGTCAACTTTCAGACCTTGGGCATCATCAACCAGCCAGTGCAGATCTTCAAGGACGATGATGCGGACGGGGCCATGGAAGGCAGCGACTTTGACCGGCGCAGCACCTTGGCGCTGTTCAACCGCGAGCAAGCCCAGGCCTATGCGCGGTCTGCCTTGTCGGACATCGGTGTCGCGGCAATGGCATACCAGGCATACCGTTTCCCGTTGGCGACGGCTGCTGACCTGAATGTCAGCGAGTCGGATGTCAACATCGCGGCCAACTTGCCCTACACGCAGATCAAGGCAAGGTACTTTCCAGCAGCGTTCAACAAAGAGGTTGACTTGGTCGGCACGCCACGTGCGTTCGGCATCGTGATTGATGTCGGTACCCACTCAGGCGTGGATGGATCTGCCCCTGGTGGTGGCTCCATCTTGACGTCTGCGGAAGGAGGTATCACTGGATCAGATTACACTGGCGGAACACTGTTGATTCACAACGGAACCAACAAGGGCAGCTGGCCCGTCAGCGGCACCCCATCAGCGACCCAGGTGACGGTCACTGGGACGTTGGCCGTTCAGAACAGCATGAGCTTCACGCTCCAACGGGCAGCGCCGGTGAGCGCCACCAAGAAGCAGATCTATGAAAAGGTCCAGTATCTGCTACGTCAGAGCAGCGATGTTGACGCTACCACTGGTACCAACAACGGCAAGACGGCCAGCGAGCTACTGGAGTTTGTTGGCCCCACGCTGAAGGCTGGCACCAAGCTACCTACCAACCACCGGAGTGGTGGGGCTGGCGTCCTGATCGTGGGCTTCGCAGCGAATGACACCAACGATTTGGTGTTCATTGACAACACCGGACTGGCCAACCCACGGACCTATCCGTTTGTGGCAGCCGGCAGCATCGCCTTCAACACGAACCTGCGCAACGATGCTGGCTCCAAATACTGGATGTTCTATGAGTACACTGAGCGGTTCACCAACGCTGGGTTTTCGATCACCGGTGCCTCTGGCGTCAACGCGGTGCTCAACAGCTCCATCACCAACCTGGCAACGGAGCTGGCCAACGGAGATTACATCAAGGTCAGCGGGTTTGCAGAGCCTGGCAACAATGGCATCTATCTGCTGACCGGTGCGCCCGCTGGCTCTGGCCCGTGGACCGCTGCCGTGACCAAGGTGGACGGAGCTACATTCGTCAATGAGTCGGCAGGACCAGCGGTGACGGTGGACAAGAATCCGATTGGATCACCGGATGCGATCATCGTCAAGAACAACGCCGGAGCTGATATCACAGGGAACATCAGTGCTCAAGCGTCTGTCTCGTTTGACTATGACTATGACAACAACGAGCAGGGCACTCGCACCAAGGCCACCAACGCAGCCGTGGTCATCCGTGCCTTGGGGTTGGGCACTGCGCAGTATGTGGAGACTGGGGGCATTCTCTCGCGCGCAACAGGGCTATCCTTTAGCCTGGTGGCTCCGCTTGAGCGCAACTACGCTAACCCAGTCTAGCAGGAGCGGCACTCATGGCCAAGGTGACGTTTCACGGCGACACTAGGCTGATCATCGTCAATGAAGGCGATGCGGGGCACGACCTGGATGCCAAGATTGACATGTATTCAGACTGGAAAGAATGGGTGCTGACCGACGACAATAGCAAGTATGCCCCTGCCTTCCGCACCATTGGTGGTGACCCCCTTGGCGGGGTGCTGAGCGCAGGGGCATACTTCTTTCTCCAAAACCAAGAAGGGTGGCGCATCCGACCGCACGAGGATGACCACCAGCTTCGCATCACCGGCAACTTGTATGCGGAGGATCCAGAGCAGTCGATGTTTGTACCGTCGTTGGGAGGCTATACCATCACCATCGCGCTGGAGCGGTCCAGCTTGACCCAGGTGGTCTCTGTGGACGGCGGGACCGGGGTGGCGCCCACGGCGGATGAGATTGCTGATGTGGTCTTGGAAGAGCTGGTGGCAGGGCATTATGGCGTGGCTGGCTCTTTGGCAGAGTACCTGCTGGCGATCCGGGCAAAGACCGAAGCATTGCCGAGCGGTATCAAGCGTGGGCAGGAGCTACACGACTTCAAGTTTGTGATGCTGGATGCGCAAGACGGCCGCACACCCAAGACCGGATTGACAGTGACAGCGCAACGGCTCATCGACAATGGCGTTTGGGAGATGACAGAGAATGTGCCCAGCGAGAAAGGCTATGGCGCATACATCATCGACTTTGAGCAAGATGACAATGATGGAGAAGTGATCATGTTCCGGTTCACTGCCCCAGGGGCAGATCCACGACTGATCACGATTGTTACAGTGCCATGAGCGGTATCATCGACTACTCGCAATCTGATGCGTATCTTGCTGGCCAAGGGTTCATCTACCAGTGGTCAGGGCATGGCACCTCTGTCCGGCGTGGCGTGGGTGGTGTTGGAGCAGGCGGATGTTTGCGCAACCTGGTCGGTGTGTCGGCTGCCCCAGAAGTTGGGTATGGCGGTGGTGTGGGGCGGATGTCGTATGTTGTCCCATACCACACCCCGCAGCGAGTGCGGGTGGTGCTTGCTGGTGGGGTGGGCGCTGGTGGACGGCTGACAGGTCTGCGGACTGCCCATCAGCACTCCGCACTGCCAGTAGAAGTTGGAGCTGGTTTTTACGCGACAAGAATGCGCACCCAAGCTACTATCGCAGTTGGCGGACGCATCGAGGTATGCGGCCATGCTCAGGCACTCCGGGGCATGGCCACGATCACCATAGGTGGAGTGGGAGTTGGTACCACAGGACGGCTCACTCAGCTGCGGCGTGGTCTGGACGCAGGGATTGCGAGCCGAGCGATGCTCCAACAAGAGCTGATCGCAGAGTTGTTTGAGTTGGTGTAATGGCCTTGGCCCCTGAGAGGAGATGAGCGATGCACAAGTTGGCAGCATACTTCATGGGAGAGGATGGCCAGCCGGTTGTTGACCGGACCACGGCTGCCATCCGCGAGATGAATGGAATGCCGGTGCTGGGGCTGGATGCGCCTGGCGGGATCATCCGGCAAGTGGGCAGCCCTGGGGACCGGGTACTGGAGATTGTCGGCTCCACCGATGACATTGACCGCTATGTCGAAGTCATTGCGGTCAAGGGCTGGGATCTGAAGAACTATCGCGCCAACCCGGTGTTCCTGTTTGGGCATGACTATCGCAGCCCTGCGGTTGGTCGTGCGATGAAGGTCTGGAAAGAGCCAGGCGACGGAACGCCCGGCACTGGCAAGCTGATCTTCCACATCAAGTTTGCGCAGGCGGAAGAGTATGCCTGGGCCGACACCATCTACAAGCTGTATGTGGGCCAGTACATGCGGGCCACCAGCGTGGGCTTCCTGCCGTGGGACTGGGAAGATGTCGAGCAGCCAAGTGAAGGCAAGGGCACGAAGTCTTTGGAGGCCATCTGTGCGGACATCACTCGGAAGTATGGTCTCAATCTGGCCAAGGTGAAAGGCGGCAAGGGCAAGCCGGATGCGCCGCGCCGGATCTTCACCAAGCAAGACCTGTTGGAGCTCAGTGCGGTGCCAGTGCCAGCCAACCCGAATGCGCTGGTCAATGCCTTTCAGAAGGGCATGCTGCGCGATGCGGACATGAACCGCTTCCGGGAGCTAGGTGCCGTGATGGAGCGAGAGATGATTGACTTGTCCTTCCGTCAGGACAAGCGTGACCCGCAACACGTCATCGAGGTGGAAGAGTTGGATATGAGTGAGCAGCTGGCGCCAGCTGACTCACGTCCTGCGGATGCCACGGGCACTTCGCAGACCATTTCCACTGCGGAGCCGGTTGGCACGGTTGGCAAAGTTGCGGCCACAGAGGATGGCCAGGAAGCGACCGTGGCGAGTGCTCCCACCCCGGAGACAGTCACCGAAGAAGCGGCTGCGGACAGCCCCACCCCCGCAGCGATGCCAGCAGAGCCGGAAGCGGCAGTGGCGGCAGTTCCGGTGCCGCCTGTCGCCCCGGAGTCGGCAAAGGTCC